CGCGTGGTAAGGGGGTGACCTGAAGATAATGAGCCTGGTATTGTAAAAACATCACCTTTTAAGATCATAGTAGGTAGAGCGGAATCTACTGCTATTGACTCCATAATAGTTATGTCCTCAGGAGTGTAATTTCCCGTCTTTTGTGCTAATGCAATGAGGATCTTAAAAGCAGTTCGAATGGCTAGCTCAGAGATTGTCTTGTCAAAGGCGGCGTAATCACCTGCTATTACGCGACCCTTGCCAAAGGAGTTGAGGCGTTCGTACAACTTGGCCCACTCAGGTCCAAATGTATTAATACCTATTGCATTTTCCGCCATTGGGTGGTTCTTTAAGAAGGATAACACGGGTAAGAAGTATTGCCTCACGATCACTATGAATGGTGCTGGTGGACCTTGAAACATCCTAATCTTGCCAATAGCATTCTTCTTGACCGACACAACCTCACTCGCTTTAAGAGACGATGTGAATGGGGGATATACCCTGCCTCCAAGTTTATACACTTCCAACATTGCATCGTGCACACTCTTGCCAACAGGATCGAGCTTGTAAAGATTATTGTGTGGATCTATGCATGTAAAGACGTTTTTCTTCGGCGTGTTAAAAGGAAAACCATAAGATGTAGCGAAATTCATCCTCTTTTCGCCACACGCACCGTGTAACGCCTCATCAATGGTGAGCGGGCCGCGGAAATCGACGTCTGAGAAACCGGCTAGAAACTCTTTAGATGCATCTTCAAAGTCTTCTAGTGGAAAAGTGTCTTTAGGGGAAAAGAGGAGTTCCGTATTAAAATCCCATGGTGAAGAGATAGTATTACCGTCCGAATCTACTACTCTTCGAAGCGTGGGTAATGTGTATGTATCTACGATGGGCGAAACGCTGCGCAAATATGGGTGGAATATACTTTCGAAGACTTTGGCCTTGTTGGATTTGTGTGAGTGAACGGGACGTCCGTTACGATGTAAGGTGCCCCAGATTGTGGTTCCCGGTGGTGGTTTATGGTAGCTTATGGTGGCTTTATCAGATAATGCCATCATTGTGGTATTGCAACATTCCATTTCCCACATTGGTTTGTCGAAACATGCACGAGGTGTAACCTGACCGTCACTGGCTATACCTCTTACAAGTGTCTGTACATCAATAGGCATCAAGATTGTCATATTATCTGAGCCCGCTACCAGAATACTATCAATATGTCCGAATTTGCCACCACGTCCAAGTCGCACACCCGCACTACCACACGTACCATGTTCAGACGAAAACACACCCACGTATGCTTTAACGGGCGAAGTCAACTTGTCCTCAGTAACGATCGTGCGTGAACCATTATATGAAGCCCAGCTCTCAGAGTTCGTTACCAGTCCACTCGAAACTGTATCCCCATACTTAATTGAGTGCATATGATCCACTGTCCTAACACACTTCTGCATGTAAATGTTGTGAGGTGAATAAGTAAAATAGCGAGTATGTGATGCGAAATAATGGAGTGTCGGTTCGAGGACTAGATCACACTTAACCAATACCACGTCGTCAGCAATGTTGGTCACGTACGTCACTGGCCACAGCTTGTTGTCATGGTCTATTGAAGCTGTCTCGAACATCCCGTGTGCAACCGTGATATAATAACCTTGGAATATGTGCAATGCGTTGTTGTTGACTACCACACCTCTAGGGTTAGTGGACAAAAATGCCGTCGTGGACCTGCGTATTAGCTTCTCCAAATTCTCAATATTAGTGGTCTTCTGGAGAGTGGTGAAGATGTCCTCTGATTCTTGCTCCCACGAATGAAAGCTACTCTTAGGCACAGGAGTTACTTTCTTAGTAAATGGAGCTTTCACGGTCTTGACTAACTTATTACCAATAGCGTACGTCACATATACCGTAGCTAACACCGTGATAATCTGGACTAGCTTGTGTAGATTCACCCTATCTACGAGCCCGAGGGGATGTCGTATCTCATTGAACTCCAACTCAGCCTCGTCACCGTACATATGTGGAGCGAATTCCAAGCCCCTATCTTTCTTACGAGTAAAGAAACGCATTATCGGGTAGCGCGTTAGTGCTCGCTGAATAAGCAGATCACGCTCCCAACTAGATCCATAAATTAGTGGCACCCTGGAATAGCCCGTGTGGAACTTCGACGAGTTATATATCATCATAGTTGTGAGTGCGCCAACTGTTAACGGTATGAAAGCCCTTGGTTGTGCTACTTCCTCCTCTTCTGGACCAAGAATATCTGCCTTTGCTAGCTCCGGCGTCTCTTGCAGGATTGTATCCACGGTCAACTTCATCACTTCATCGTTATGACCTCCCTTGCACATCGCACATTCATTGCACTCACCATCTACGCATGCTAATAATGGCGTACATATATGACATATACCCTTCATAGTACCGTGCTCACATCCAACGTCTGATGCTAGTGCTTCGCTCACTCGAAGTGCACTCTCCTGTCGTGCAAAATGCACCTTCATAATAGCCATCAAACCGGCTTGAGCTTCCTGCAGTGTAACATCTACTAGACCTGGTACCGGGACCCATGTGTCAAGTGTAGACATATTACTTTCATCATGGTGAGCCTCATTCCAGTGGCGTAATGTGACCATATACGTGCTTGAAATTTGCTCTGGTGAATATGTGAAGGGCTTAACGGCATTGTATTTGAGGTCCTTCTTTCCATCGCGCAGCTTCACCTCCATAACGTATTGCATACGCCGGTACAATGCTTTCTTATGAGGATACACAGTCTGGTTGACAGGGGGACAATTGTTAGAAGTGAGCCAAATGTTCTTAGGTTCCATACTAATCTGCCCCTTCTTCGGCAGATCAGAGAAATCAGGTCTAAATGGATTTGTGTTGTCCAAACGCTGCAGCACGCGCATAACTGCATCACCACCAAATTCGTTGGCTATCTGATCTAAGTCGTCTGCGGAAACGTCTTCTTCTCCATCGTAACCGTCTGGCCTAATATCATCTAACGATAAATTGTATGCAGGACGCCGTGCTCGTTTAAAAGTCCATTGCGTCAAATGCATCGTGGCGTCCCTACAAATTGATTTACCAACGCCTGCTTTACCATAGAAGTAGGTTGTAAAAGGTTGCATACGCATGTACTTGGTGATCTTGAAGCGGCGAATCTGATGAGACACTTTGTCTATGCGGAGTGACAAGACTCTGTACTGGTGTATACTCGAGTTGCTCTTGAGTGTGTTAGTGTCGGTACCACCTTGAATCACATATATCTCATCTAACTTGGCATTGATGTCACGTATCTCATCCTCGAAAAGTGCAACGGTTGCGTACTTCTCATGATTACCCTCCCTCATTTCTTGTAGGAGTTTAACATCTTTACCTGCTTGAACTATGCGGCGAGCAAGACGACTATACGAATGCTTGGAGTGCACCCATGTCATGTCCTTATGAATACACATCTGCCACCCCCCTTCTAATATGAATAGAATCGCGCCTAAGAATTTGACTTCATTGACACGGTAGGCTTCTGGCATGTTCCGTGTAACCATACTACCATAGTTAGCGAGGGACGGCATCTTCTCCTTAGCCAGTGTCATACCGCACAAATATGAAACTAGCACAAAAAAGTGTCGACCAAGTGCATCTGGTATGGAAGTAGGATCCTCCAACCACTCTCGCATATGAGTGAAAGGATTACCTATACCATCACCACTAGCTTTGCCTGTCTTTAAAGGTATTGCTAATAGGTAAGCGGCAATCTCTTTATATACTATACGCACCTTCTTACTCAATGAAACGGCATTGTGAAAACTGTGTACTGCGCTGTATAAGTGACGCATAGTAGTACAAGCTCGCAAGTGTTCTAGGAAAAGAAATAGTGCCTCACAGTTCATTATAAAGTGACATACTATTGGTTGGAATCGAATGTTAGCTGCCTCCAAGGCTTTGATAAGTAGCGTCTTGTGGTATTCCACCTTCGTGCGAGACTTAAGAAATAATTTGAAAGTGCCACAGCAACTAGGCGATAAAGCTGGACCTGCGATATCCACGAAGTGGTCTGGTGTCAATAATGAACCAAAATCCTCTTCTGATGCGAGTGGTGCACAAATCATGTTGGGTGGATATAGTTGTATTAGTTCATCCAAGTATGGTAAACGAGAAGAATAGAGCACATAATTTTCCATGATAATGTCGTCTTGAACTAGTGAATTGTAATGAGCTCGTGTTAAAACATAAGCAGTCGTAAGATCAGGTTGTAAATGGTAGAAGTCGTAGTGTCCCATATTATGACGTTCCATTGCCTTGAAAAGACGACATTGTGCATTGTTACGGTTAGTAAATCTATAGTAGGGAAGCATGTGAGCGTAGGGTCTGATGGACTTGATCTCAATTAGTGCAGGATGTGAGAAGTATCTATGTAACACACTAAATGTCATTGCATATTGTGTGACTACGTCTGAACCAATAATATTCCGAAGTATGTCACGTGCTTCAACCAAATACATATATATGGCGAATCGTGACATTACAATAAAATCTAAGGACAGGTCCATAGCCTCATGTTTGGCGTAGAAAGGTTGAAACTTAAGTATGTCATGTATACTATGCACTTCCACTCTGTGGCCACCCAAATAACATGTTATAAATGTATTTGGATCGTCCACGCCAGCGTCCATTGTAAGTGCTAGAATTGGGGATTCGCCGTTCTCATTGAAGAAGAAGTATGAGAAGGTGTCAGGGTAATAAGCTCTAGCTTTATGAACTAGTTCGTAATGAAATTGGCACGAGGAATGGAAAAATTTGGCAATTGCTGTGTGAAGCCCATAGTCACGATAGAAGGGATTAAGGAAGGGCTTATCATCATTATAGAAATGGGATAAAATTTGCGTAAAATCTACACAATTATGTGGACTCCTAAAGAATTGTGCGCGTAAATCTATAATGGTGGCAAGTGGTTCGATCATATTGTGGCGTAGGTCACTAAACCAATCGTAGTGCTCCATTTCAGCTATATAATCATCAGTTGGGTATTCAGACTGTAAATCGTAATCGAGGATGGTTATTGGGTTACGAGTTGATAGTCCTAAGAAGGTGGGGTGATTGTTATCAAAGCCATGATGGTCTATGATAAATGGTGAGTCTGAATCTAGTTTGGGGTGATAATTTGCTAGGGTAGTTACACTGTTAGGTGTATTGCGTGATATAGTAGTGGTGTGTACGGGATTGTTATTGTCGAGGTCGTAGAATCTTTGTAAGATTGGGTGAAAGTTGGGATTCTCTTCCATGTCGATCCCGTCGACATAGAGGGTATTTAGCTCCTGTAAAGCAATCGTCATTACAGGTTGTACATTTGCGTCCTGGTGTACTGTGCCCAGGTTTGGATCAGCTCCGCGATTAGCTGTATCCTCTGCATGTCCATTTGCATATATTTGGGGGGTTCTCTCTTGGTTACTTTGCATTTTAAAATTTAAGTTTTTTAGAGTGGTGGTTGACCAATGAAGTATATTATGTAAACGGACTTTTGGTGGTCATGTATATAAAGTTATGACTCATCTCGAGTATCGCGCCGAGCGCACATTCCTATATGCAAGAATGTGAACAAGAAAAGAGATGATTGTTTTTATAATTGTGACGTCTAAAAGACTAGCCTAATGACCAGGTTCGCTGCCTGGCTACACATCCCACCGATCGCCATAGTTTAAAACTATGTGCCGGTGAGACTGCGCAAGATTCGTCTAAAATATTTCACAACGTTTGACAATACGTCAAAACGTCATATACAAGTCCGACAAAAGTGTCGTTAGTATTGGCGTGAGTTTGATATAGTAAAAATAATATAGATGTAGTGGAGATAAAATTTTGGGGCATTTTGTGGCTAAAGCCACGGTGGTAGATGATCAGTCTACCTGTGAAAATTAGTATGAATGTTAGGTTGTATAGGTTTAAAGCCCTCTTAGAGGGTAGATAAGACAACATATTCAAAAATATATTGAATGAAACTTAATAATAGGTTTTATTTGTGTATTTGTAGTAATTAGTACTTATGAAAGTAATAGATAATGGTAAATATTCTGAAATAAATACGATAGTGTTGGTTGAACACTGAATTAAAATCAACAAATAAAATGAAAAAGAATCGAAGGTGTTCC